CCGCAAAGTTGTCTTTGCTGCATTCTTGACTAATCTAGCAAGAACGCAGCCAAGAACGACTGGCACATTTCTGTGCCCGCCTTGTTTTAACTTTCCACAATGATTCTTAAGGTTTGGTTTGGATGTCTTTTCCAAGCAAAGCTTTTCGAAATTGTGGGATGTAAAACACCCCCCCGTAAACTCTACTTAGTAGTAGAGTTTTTCCAGCATTCAGCTGGCAACCACTTCCAAACGATTCTTGACGAGAATCGTCGCTGAGTACGCTCAAGGTGTCGCGGCCCCCTACCAAGTAGGGGAACGTGATAGAACTTGAGCAAGGCTGCATATCCATCGATCTCATCCGGCATATAAACCGGTTTCAGAACAGGAGCTTTATAAACAAGCCTCTGCAATGAAGCATCCCATTTAGTGGGTGTGCATGAGTCGATTCGAGTATGCAACCCCAGTGCACTAGAACGAGCAGGCACGACCGGTAGCTTCTTTTTAAGGAAGCTCTCGGCCACCGTCGCAAGCTTAGCGCTAAGTTTGTAGAGACATCTTTCCCAAGCAAGGTTAGATGTAGCTACTAGCGAAGCTATGGCACTAGGATCAGTGGAAGGGCCGTTACCGCCGCCTTTCGGTCGGTCGGCAACTAATGGTAGAGCCCTAAGGTACAGTGGCGTCACATCGACACCACCATAAGCGTCAACACCGCAGCTTTCCCGGAAACATGGTTGGTGTTCCCACCAACTTTTGTAATCCGTGAAAGATTTGCGGGTATTGACCTTTAGACCGAAGGACTCAAGCCAAGTTACTACCTGTTGTGAGTATTGTGCGGGCACGATGATGTCATCACCGTAAACCCTCACAAGCTTCGAAGCGCGCTCCAACCTCCGTGGCGTGGGTGTGAAACCCAAGCTGTCCAGTATCGCTGCCATTGCTATTACAGCAAAGGTCACGGACTGAACCGGAAAAGTTGTAGCGTTACCCATACCGGCATATTTACTGAGCACCCGACTTGATATTCCGTCGGTATACTCAGTAGAACGGCTATCGATTAACCTTCTTTGAAAGGAAGGTACGTGCTGAAAGACGAACTTAACCAGCTCTAAGCTGAGTAAGTCACTCGCAGAACTTAAATCAATAGTCGCCCATAAACCGGTACGTGAGCCGTCCATCGCCAACTTTTGGTTGTGCGATTGGTCGGTTAAATCAAGACTGTTGGACAGAATCTCGTCCTCGCAAATTGCTTTGCGAAGGGCGGAGTTCAAGGCCTGCTGCTTAAACTGCAGCAAGCACGGTTCAACGGTTATTGTTCGCCGAGAGGTTGAATTCTTAGCGACAGTAACAAGTCTTGATTGCTTCGAGGAGGTGACTTCCGGAAAGCTTTGATCAGTTGGTTTTTCAGGCCAATCTTTTCGTAGCAATCCAGAGTCATTTTTGCTAGCGCTTCGTTGGCGCGGTTTATATTTATCCTCCTTGTGTAGGTCTTCTGCTTCACGAACGGTTTGGATTTCCAACAAAGGTTGGTCTCCCAAGGCTCGTGTAGCATAGACATCCACAAGGAACGAATCAAAACCGTACCCTTCGAGTTCTTCTGGATTACTCCATAAACTCGAAGTGACAGCCGACCATTTTCCGTTGGCTGTGAAACGTTCGCTAACAGCTCCTGGTCCGTGTTTGCAGTTACTTTGTTCATAATCAACTCCATTTTCAAGTTGGTTAAGGACTAAACGGCAAACACCCATCAGGTGATTTTTGCGCCGCTCGTCCCAAGTGGTACGAGTTACGCTCTCATCACATGACAGGAACTTATCCTTTGCCTCTTTATCGAGTTCTTTATCTCGGTCATTAGACAAAGGAAGTTTTCTAAAGAGTCTTAAGATCTCTCTGAGACACTTAAGGTACCCCATTCTAGGGTTCTCTTTAAGTAGACCAGTTCTTTCATCAAACACTTCACATAGCATACCCGAAAATAGTCTCGGGATTGCTAACCTTCCGGATTTAAACCCGGCAGGGCAGGTGAACCTACGCATTGCTAAACCCTCGTCAAGAGCGTCGCAATACGTTGAAAAGGCAATGGTTAAGAAGCCAATGCCTTCGTGTTTGAAGCGAGCTTCGATCGTTTTGAGATCACGATCTAAGTTCCTCACATCAGGCTCTAGCCTCTGGACGTCGTCCAGGAGGCATGAGAGGAGAGCTATTGGACTTTTCATGACTCACTCCTTGAGTTGGGTCATTCCAAGTCATACTAGCATTCCCTAATAATGATGCTTAGTCTTTGCCACCATTACGTGTGAGCCACCTCATCAAGAGGTAGCTCAAGCTGGGGAGGATGAAAGTCCGCCACAGCTTCAAAGACATCGCCAAGCTCATGCGCGTTCTTGTCCGCTTGCAATACTGCAAGAAGATTTGAGCGCATTTGCTTAGCGCGTTTGGAAACCTGACGACCGCTGTGAAGCTGCCGCCTGATTTCCATATAAGCATCCTTAAGCGCCATGACCAGATTGAGAATGTCAAGAATATTTTTGACAGTCTCTTGGGTTTTTCCGGAACTGACATCTGACATATCTAACCTCCTTATAGGGGGCTAGCCTGTCAAATGCCAGCCCGGATTAACACAAAGTTCAGCTCAGATTTTAAGCCTGAAACTGAACCAACTTGGTAGGCGTGAACTCAGCGTCGTTGATTGTATCCATCAAGGCTTCGATCAAATCCACGATATTAGCCGTGGTCCAACCGAAAGCCGGGCGGGATACAGAAAGGGACACCGTAGCAGTTTGCTTCGATGTACCACCAGTGTATGGATTGACAGCGTCCTTCGTTTCACTAATCTTAACATAGTGGCGATTGGCCGTTTTGCCTTTTCCATCCTCGTGGGTGATAACGAGGGAGTAAATACCCCCGCTATCACGCCTTTCGGAACCATAGCCGTCGCTCTTCACAACCGCGAAAACAAGTGCGGGAGTTGGGGCGTTGGCAGCAACGCTGATTGGGTCTGCAAGCATGACGTCTCCTAAGTAGTGGTTGACCTGCCCGAGGAATTACCCTCGATACAGGGATCTAGTGGCCCGCCAACAGGAGGGCCCCTAGTATTGTGTATTGAGATCCAGTAAAATCCTGGACCTCGTACGTAGGTCTCAAACCATAAGCACTTCCAAAAGTCCTCCTAATATGGAGAGTAGCTTCAAGCCGTGCGGTCCTGCTAATGTTCTCATCGATATTCTCGGTGAAAACCGTCGCAGGAACGGGTGGAGTGAAGCTTCGCTTTTGGATGCGCGTAGCTTTACTAGTATGTACCGTGTCAACCTGAATGGTAGAGATGCCAGTCAGGAACCCATAGTTGATGACCGACGGATCCGTGTTCATTACGTTATAAATATTAACGTAATCCCCGAGTCCGCCGAACCAATCAACTAACCACGTCCAGGGTGTCAGATTATAGACATCTTCTGGTGTGGGGTACAAGCCCCAGGCTTGCCGCATAAGATCGCGACGAAGCTTGGGTACCTCTACATCTGGAAGCCTCACGTTTGCGTTAATCATCGCACGTAACTTGATTTCTCTTGTTCCGTGCGTTGCCACGCTTACTAACGATTCTCCAGTAAGTAGATCAAAAGTAAAGCTAGGAGGCGAGCTTATAGGTTGTGTTCCAAGTGAGAACCCAAACCTATAAGTACTGTCCTGCCCTTGACGCTCGAGAAGTCTGTTGACTCTCTTGGCGATTTTCTCTGGCAGGTTCAGTATCTTCATAATGTCGCTATATATGGGAAGCCATCCAAACTGAAGGTTAATATATTCAGACGGGATGGTGTTCTTACCAAGGCCTTTGCGCTTCTGTTTTATCAGATGCCCTCTGGCCTCCATATATGCCTCAAGCGTTCCCTTCAAGCTCATAGGGAGGTCCTTGAGTTCGAGTACACTGCGCGTCAAACCAAACTCTCTTCGATTAGGCATGCAGCGATCTGCTAGTTTAATAGCATTATCGCCCATTGCTGTTTCGAGGATGGCCTGTTCTGACGTTTTCAGTGCATCGACGACACTAGGAAGAATACGGGCTGAAGGACCGACTATCCAGTCGCTCATAAGCGATGCATCACGAGATCTGTAGGTGTAACCACCTGCAGTAGTGAATACATTGCTTTCAAGGCTCCACCGGTTCCGTAACGACTTCGAGCCGTGAATGGTTGGGTTCCATAATTCGAACTCACCCTGTTCACTGCCTAGAGGCCGCGTTCGGTAGGTAGTATCCTTGATTGTCCCATTGACCAACAACTGACTTGTTAAGGTCGCTGTTGTATCACTGGGCACCGTGGTCGTCTCACTATACGCCTCCCGATCGAAAGGATCGGGCGTTAGTATATTGGGAGGTTGTCTTCCGATGATTTGGATTTCCTTATGGCGTCTTTTACGCGCATAAGGGGTCCCTCTCGCGGAAAACTTCCTCGTACGGTTCACGGGAGTGATTCGCATATCAGGCACAAGGAACTTACTAAGCGGATTAATGGCTAACGCCAAAGATCCGACCAATTCGTTTCCGAACAGCTTATATGCAAAACGCTCTAGTCCTTCAGACTCGTCTACATGTTTTGATACTCTGGACTTATACCATTCCAGAGGATCCAAATCCGTCGTCTCGTACGGTTTGTCTTTTGGACGCCCCGTAGAGTCTTCGTCACCTTGGGAATCACCCTCGGTGAGACCGCCGCCTGTTTCATCCGGTGGAATCAGTTGCAAATCTGATTCAACCGGCTGCTCCGGGCGGAGTCGTTTTGGATAAGTCAAAACACTAGTTCTCCTGATGATGTGAGGGAGTGTGGTATTACTACCACGTGGTGGGGCGAGAGCC